TACAAATTCTTCTGCGTTAGCAACTTCTTTTTTTGTATTTTCTGTCGTTCTAGTGTGGAATGTGGTATATATTCCCACTAGGTTACTTATCATGGCTAAGAACGAAAAAACAACGGCTAATGTAACATGACTATCTAACCCCATTATCAACCTCGGGGAGTCCTGCTAAGCTTGTCAATACACTAGCTACACCACTTAATATGCCTGTACCTAACCACGCTAATACAATATATAAGATACTCCAATCAGCATTTTCTATCATTGTAGGTGTGATTGCAAAACCTACAGGTAATGTACTTGCTAGTGTTTGTGCAATTGTTTTTACTGCTCTAATTCCTGCCGCTTTTATCCATTTTTCGTTCATATTTTTACCTCTTGAGGGGGTCGGATTGAGGAACAATATAAAGTCTATTGCCCCTCGCTCCTTAGTGTCTTTGGTCACTTATAATTATAAACAGATTTATCGGTTTTGTAAATCAATAAAATCTCTTTCCGCAATCCACACAAAACTACATAATTTCTAAACTAAATACTACTTTATTTGATAAAGCCACTCAGCCTCTACTATGTAGTCACCAGATTTATCGCCATCTGCAGCAGACAACGTGACTTTTATCAATACTTATTTAATTATTGGCTTTAACATAAAGAACATCAAACTGTACATTAGCAATTGTAACATCATCAGAGCCTACATTAGTTAATACAAGATGTGCAGTCTGTCCACTTCTGCTTAGGTAGAAACGTGAAGTTACTGCCTTTGAACCACTAAAGTTATATCCCATAATACCTATTGCAGTGTAGCCAGTTTCAGAAACATCTAAATTGATTGTAGCAGAAGTTCCTGCATTGATAGTAGTAGGTGTATCATAAGTTTGAGTTTCTACATGGATAGCAGCTAACTCACTATTTAGTTAGAAGGAGTTAAGTCCTTCATAGTTGACCAAGTATCACCGTGAGTTTTAGATTGCACAAATATATGTCCCACATAGTTAAATAATGCACTGTTAGTACTGGTTAGTATTGTTGACAAGACTAATGATGCCGTAGGTGAATTTGCTCTAATTTGTAGTATTCCTGTAATAGCATCAGTTCCGCCAATATTATTTCCATCAATATTTAGTCGACCTGTTTCATTATATAATCTAGCATATAAATTAGTGGCACCATCGCGTAATATATCAGTGACATTAACTTTATCACTATTTAGTTGAGAAATAGCACCCTTTACAGAACCATCACCAATAGATGATATATCTGCACTTCCGAGGGATTCGTTATCAACATTTCCTAGCCCAATATTAGCTTTAGTAATGTTGACATTTCCTTTTCTGTAGGCACTTTCAGAATCGCCCTTGATTCCTGTTACGGGTGAACCTGCTAACACATCCCATTTTCCATCATTAGTCTTATATACGTTTGAGCCCAAAGGTATCTGATGCCCTGCTCCTTCTTTAAAATCCGAGGTAGTAGTAAATTCATTAGATACATTGTACATATCGCCTGCCTCTGCCTCTGCAACGGGTGGCAAATTTTCAAATGTTACTGTTCCCATTGGACGTAAAGCACCGCTAAATGACTCTGCGATTGCTTGTGCTTGCTGATACCAATAGTTTGCTCTTTCCTGCCAATACTTTGCATTATTTTGATATGTATCGTCTGTGGATGGTACGTCTACACCGCCTCTTTTTCCTACTGCCCATGCCTCAGAATCTTCTGCACTATCGCTTGCGTTTTCTGCTTGTGTAGTTGCAAGGGCTGCTTGCTGTTGTGCTAAAGTAACTTGTGCCTGTGCATCTGTAACCGCTTGCTCCGCCAAGTCTTTTGAATCTTCCGCATCATCTGCGTAGCCCTGTGCTGTGTTTGCTATCGTCTGCACTGTTGATATATTAGCTTCATTGACTTTGTTGATTTCATCTATTGAATCATGTATAGCCCCTCGAACATCTTTACCATATCTGGAACTTAGGATTTTTGCTAAAAATTCATCTATTTTTGCCATAATCAAATCTCCTTAATAACTGATTGTACATATTCCTCTACAATGGAAATTGCATTTAATACTTCATTATCAGTAACAACTCTTGTGGCTCGGTTATTCGTGGAAATTGTTTTTCCCTCATCGTTTAATTCATCCCACATAATGCTAACCCTTTGAAGTTTTCCATCATTTGCTAAATTAATGCTCTGAATATTAGTTATCATTGTTTACTCCTTTCTATATCATCAACAAGTTTATAAGGCAATCGGTCAAATCGCTGACCACTCATACCTTTTTGTACCACTTTGATTTCCCAACCAAATCTGAGGTTTTCTGTGCCTTTTACAACAAAATGGTCGCTTTTTCGTTCTGCCACATATATTTTTCCATCACCATAGGCTTGTAAAAATATTTGATACTGGCATTCTTTTTCCATAAATTCGATAAATAAATCATCGAAATATATATAACATTCTCCTTGCTCATTCAGTATACCCTCGCCTATATCTCCATAATAAGGTGTTGGGTGTTCGTAAGCGTTGACGCCTAACCAGCCGAATTGTGTTTGCAAAATATTCTCTTTGTAATTTGCATAAACTGCATTTCCTCTCAATGATTGTCCTGCTTTGACATCACCTCGAAAATAACAATCGTTTGTAGCCGTGACATCTCCGTTTGAATCTATTATTACTGAACCATTTGAGGTTTGTAGTTTAGCATCTGCGGAAAGTGCTCCATGTACGTGCATTCCATAGTTATCGTCTGTCGGGTAAACATCTATTGCAGATTGTGATACTATGTTTCCTGCATATGTGATGGCGAACTTTGCTATCCAGGCATCACTTGTATTATCTCTTGTGTATACAGTAAATGCGTAATCATTATCACTGCTAACATAAGTATGCATCACTACTTTTCGGGTACTTTGGGATTCATTTGCACCGTTGAACGACATTAAATACCCATCACCCATTAGCCATTTACCGATTGAACCGCTGATAGTATTTATTGTGTTTCCGTTTAGAGTTGAGCCTGTAATATAGCCATTGTAGACATTCAAACCGAATTTATTTAAAAGAGCCACAACATTGTTGCTAGAATCCATAACAGTTATTTGTCCGTTTGCCGCTAGTCCACTGCCACCTACAATTAACTCACCGCCACGTACTCTATCAGCTGTCATAGTTCCCGATGTAATATAGCTTGCTACAATAGAGCCATCCATTGTCATAGCAAGTCCATAGGTTGCACCGCCATCGTTAGAATAGCCTAAGCCATTGACATTCCATCTCCATATCTTAGTAGGATTATTTAGAGCATCTTGTATCTTGATTTCTATCGGCTGTCCGCTTGAATTTCTTGTAATGACTACATAGCCACCCTCAGCACCTGTGATTAATGCTGTTGCATTATCTATTGCAGATTTAACCGCATTGCTTGTTGGCATCTGCTCTATTCGTTTCATTATCTCGGCATTTGCACTTGCTGATTTTGCTGAAAGTGAATTGGCTTGCTTAGAGCCTAGCGTGATAGTGTCCTGTTCGGGATTGTTTAGGTGTATTTCCATTCGACTTAAAAGGAAATACTTATCAAGTCCGTGTGGCTCGGATAATACTCTTACCTTATCAAGCAACTTAAACTTTTGAAATTCATCAGAGGTTAGTCCTAAATCAATTGCTTTTGCCTCAATCACAAGGTTTTCAAACTGGGTTTCTTGCAGATATTTCTTGCCTTTTTCCACCAGATTAGAAACAACTGTTACATCATCCCACTCAACAACTTTCTCAATCCATCCAAAGCTATTTACAGCTGATTGTGAAAAAACATAATCCTTGCCAGCTGGATGCATACTATCAGCAGGAGCGGTCTTGATATTTAATCTTTCATCCAACCCCTCAATAGATTGCGTTTCTAGGGTTTCACCTAATGGAATAATCACTGTAGCTAAATCATCTGTATCTATTCCTATAGATATATCAAGTAGGTTCTCACCTAATCTAATTACTTGATTGTTAGTTCTAGGACTTTCCGCAAGGTAATCAAGGTATCTAACACCATTAACGTGCCTAGTTCTTAGATAACCGCCAATATCATCCACCAAATCCTCTTTAATTTCTGTCATGGTGGATTGATAGTTGGTAAAACAAGTGATATAGTCATTATCATCTTTAGCTGTTACCTGTCCTACAGTAAATCTCTTTTTAGCCTCAACAAGTGAGTTATGCTCATTGATGTAAGCTGTCAATAGCTGTCTGCTAGTTAGCCCTACCTTGTGGGATGGTCTAAGGTTTGAATCATTTAAAAATGTTAATTCTCCCTCACAGATAATCTTTTTTTGCTTGAAAAAATCTACTTCATCTGATGCACAAATACCCTCAAATAAAGGGTCTGTTTCATCATCCCTATAAACGTCTATCAAAGTAGTTTTCTTTTGAATAAGGCTATAATATGGATGCTGTGGGGGCATTGTGAATGTGAATGTTCCTGCACTATTAACCTCTAGCTTAATCACAGGATTAATGATTGCTAATTCTTCAATCTTGCTAGAGCAAACTAAAGTGCCGTCTGCATATATCGTATACACTATAATCTACCCCCTCTGTAATCTATGCTAATTGTCCCATTACCACTGAATGTTAAAACGTTATCGCCCTTGGTAAACTCAAAATCATACATAGTAGTTGTACCCACAGGGATAGTAACTGTTTTATTTTTAAAAGTAACATTCATTGTTGCATCTGAGGTGATTTTTGCATATCCCCCAGAATCTGCAATCAATGTCACTGTGGTAGTTCCACTTACTGCTATGTTAGACATTTCGTTGATATATCCCTCTTCAAAATCGAATGTGTCCCATAGCCAATCCTCATTTGATGAAATAACAGTGTATTTGAATGGGTCGCAAGTACCCTTTATGTTGATTTTACCACCATAATTAGTTACTTCATAGCCTGCAACCTCAAAACGTCCTACATAGAAATAACTTATATCTTCATCAAATACTACATTGAACCTTTTACCATGCAAGAAATTTTGTAAATCCGAATACACCATTAAAAGATTATTACCTTGATATAATAATCTTATATTAATAGGTCTATCGTCATACTTAATATCGTCAGTCAGTACCTCAGTTAAATCTAATGAGCCATTTTTTAAGGGTATATCTACATATTTAGTTTTTACACTTGGCACACCTATTTCTAAGTGTGCCAAAATGCAATCAAATTCTTCATAAAGGTCTGTATCGTTGAATTTTACTGAATTTAACATTATACACTCCTTTGCTTGTTTACTAGAATCTTACCTAGTGCCTCATCATATTGTGTGGCGGTTTCTCCTACCAGCACCCCTGTATCTAGTACAATCTTATTGTTAGCTAATTGTGGTAGTATTGCTAAAATTTGCTCTAACATACTGTATAAATCGTTACCACCTACATTATACCCTATTTGTCCTGTTTTATCACTTATATTCAAGCTAGGACTAACAATCATATCCCTAAAATCAAAAGCGTTTTCCACGGTATCTAGCAAGCGGTCTTTGTTGTCATTAATGCCTTGCATGAATAATTCCATCATATCGGGTGCATAAGTGTGGAAATTACTTAAAGGACCAAACTTTGGTTCTGAGAATCCCAATATGTCCTTAATAGAGCCTGCTATATCTGATACCGTAGACTTTAGGTTTTCCCATTTTTCTTTCAAGCCATTGATAAAGTTATCAATTAGGTCTTTACCCCATTGTTTAGCACCCTCAATTTTGTCCATAAAGCCATCTTTTACTTTATCAACAAGTTCTTTGCCCTTTTCTTTAATTTCCGTGTATTTAGCTATAATTCCTAAGATAAGTTTTGCAATTAGTTCTGTACCCTTTTCTTTAATCTTAGTAAACATTGACATTATACCCTCAATCATTTTACCTATTAACTCTAGGGCTTTTTCTTTGAATTGTTCTCTTGTTTCATAGATAGCAGTTACTAAATTAACTATCAGAGTTCCTATAGCCACAAGTATATCGGGGATTGCTTTAATTATTCCCTCTGCCAGTGCTAACACTAACTGTATTGCGGTCATAATAAGCAATGCTAAATTATCTGGTTGTGTAAGGGCATTAACAATACTAACAATCATTTCCGCTATAGCTGGTATAAGTTCGGGCAATGCCTCTATTAATCCGTTAGCCAATGCCACTGTTATTTGTACTGCGGCATCTACTAAGTTCATTAAGGTGTCGGGGTTTGATAGTATCTCAACTATTTTTTTAACTGTATCTATCAAAGCTGGAACTAACTCGGGTAATGCCTCAACTATACCCTCTGCTAGTGATGTGATTAATTGTAAACCTAATTCAATTATCATCGGTAATAGGGTATCTACAGAGTCCACTATTGAACTAATCACTAAAGGTAGCTGATTAAATAGTATCTGCATCATTTCGGGTAATGCCTCAGCAAGTCCGTTGAATAACTCTACACCTGTTTCAATTATCATAGGTAAAACTTCCTCTAATAAGCCAGGGAGTTCTTCGGCTATCTTTGGCACTATCTCACTCACTAATTGAACAATACCCGTTGTTGCTTGGCTGATGGTCGGTAATATATTATCAATGAATCCGTTTATTTCGTTTCCTGCCTCATCTGTGTAGCCTACTAATGATTTAACAAGGTTATCAATCAATTTGCTAATATCTGCATCTGGGTTTGATATTCCTGCAACTAGATTATCCCATGCACCCTTTACCATGCCTAGTGAGCCACTAATAGTTGTGGATGCTTCACGGGCTGTTGTTCCTGCTATGCCTTGCTTTTGCTGAACTAAATCTATTGCTGTTACTATATCGCTGAACGACTCTATAGATAAGTCGCCTGCCATTCCCATTGACTCAGCATACGTGTTAGCGTCTGCAATAAGTCGTTCCATTTCTGTTTTTGTTCCGCCATAACCTAATTTTAGGTTATCTAACCAATTTACACCCTCGGTTTCCCGATATTTATTAGGGGATTAGACTATATCTTTTACTAATTCAAACATCCAACCTTTTTTGTGACCTTTTGTGTAAACTCTGCCATATTCTATCTGCGATTTGTTACATTGGAAATATCTTGCACAATCATTTCTTGAATTAAATATAATAGTTTCCACTCCATTAGTAGCTCTTATCTTTTTCTTTTTGTGTTCTACCCTATTCTGATATCCATAACCTAGAGAGTTTTCAGATGCTGTAACCCATCTTAAATTTTCGACTCTATTGTCGGTTTTATTTCCGTTTATATGGTCTACTTGCGGTAGATTATCAGGATTTTCTATAAAAGCTTTTGCAACCAACCTGTGAATATATAAAGGGCTTGTTTTTCTACCTAACATTACTGTTTTATATCCACAAGAATGTGTATGTTGCTTTAGTATTCTTCCTGTTTTGTTGTTTCTGATATCTCCATTTTCGTTTACTGAATAATTCGGTCTTTCTTCGATTGTTTCCCACATAAGCAAACTCCTTTTTATATGTCTATTATAGCAAGTTTCGTTTGCTTATACAATTTGAATTAGTAAGGATGCACTTCCAATATCGTACCAATAGATATTGTACTCGGTGACGAACCGATAGTCGTTTGACCTTTCCTCTCGGACTTGGCACGGGATAATCATACCTTAATGGCTTTAGACTTCCCCCGTTAGCAATACACTCTCAATAGCCATTTCCTGCTATATTTGTGTATCACACCTCTGGTAGAGTTCACATCCACTCGTTTGCATAATCGCTTATGCAACGGACATTAGTTTTATCGTAAAATTTTGTTTTGCAAAACCTTGATATGCGTTTTGAATGTTCTGCATATCGCCGCCAAACGTATTATAGTTATCGGCTATAGCCCTCATAGCTACATCTGTTTGTTCTGCAGCTTTAACTGTATCACCGCCTAGTGAATTGATTAAGGATGCACTAAATGAGGTTGATTGCTCCATGTAGGCTTGTGTGCTTAGTCCTGCGGTCATATAAGCATTCTCAGCATTAGCAAGTACCATTTCTTGTGCTTTTGTCAATTCTGCATATTTGCCTTTTACTTCATCCACTGACTTGCCAACGGACTCTGCGTACTGTTCAATTGACATTCCTGCTGTACCATATAACTTTTGTACACCGCCTAGTGTCTGTTGATACTCAGCATATTCTGATACAGATTGTTTGACTAATGCACCTACTGCGGTACTTGCCATTGCTATTCCTGCCACTGTTACCTTAGCAATGCCAGTGATTGCTTTTCCAAAAGCACCGCCTATACCTTGCAAGCCTGTGCCGATAGCTTGACCTGTCTTATAAGCCTTGCTTTCCGCATCATTTATTCCTTTATCGTATTCGCTTTTGTCTAATACTAATTTAGCTGAAAGTTTGAATAAATCCACGTTTTAATTCTCCTTTCCTAGTTTGTCTAGCATATAGGAAATATGCCCCACCACTTCCTCAGACGTGCGTGTGTCTTTTGGAGTTAAATCTACCATGTCATAGTAGCGCATATTCAAACGTCCTAATACCTTTAAAGCATCTGTAATATAAATGCGGTATGCTGAGTCTTTATATTCACGTATGCATTGTGACTCAACATACCGCATAAATGCTTTTATATTTCTTCGATTTCCTGTGTAGGCTCCATAGCAGAGCCAAAAGGTACGTTTGTTATCTTCTGACCCTGCGATGAAAAAAGGTTTTTAAGTTCTGGGTTATCTTCAATGTCTTGTAATAGATTAACAAGCATTATAGGTAGCTCAATCAGACTAGGCTTAAATTCCATTGGGTCTGTTTGGTTTAATATTGCCAATACTTCCAAAATAGCCTTTTTCTGTCGCTTTAGAATAACCTTTGCTTTAACTATTATAGGTACTTGCGATTTAATTGTTTCTTCAACTTTTTTGTCTGCTAACATAATTGCGATTGGGTCGATTAAATCGGCTATTGCATCTATCGCATCCTCGCCTTGTATCTCTGATAATTTCATCATGGTGGTGCAAACTCCTTTACTCTCTCTTATACTCCTGTTCCTGTGTTCTCTCCGTTACCCTCTGTTACAGGGTCTGCACTATAGAATACCATAGGCACTTCTTTTTGTGCGTTGATTGATACATGACCTGTTAATTCAAGAGAAATAGTACCCTTGCCGTTCTTTGTGGTCTGAATTGAGAAGCCACCTGTAGAAAGTGCATTCTTTAACTGAATAGCAACCATACCGCCATCGGCTCTATCACCTACCCACCAAATATCGGTAAAGTCGGTCTGCTCCAAATCCATTCTAGGAACAATCTTAGATGGCATCTGAGAGTCAATATCTGCACATCCTAATGCTAATTTAATCAATTCTGGGGATGTTCCTAAAGATGTTGTAGAAATCTTGCACTCCCATCCGTCAAGATGCTTAAACTCTTTCATGTTCACTGGTACATTGTCCACATCTTCGCCAAAATCAGAAAATGTTGGCACACATGATGGATTGATACCGCCTGTAGTAGCACATATCAAAGCCTCATCTGTAGGTGCTACTGGGTTACTAGGGTCAAAAGTCTTTAATAACACACCTGCGTCTAGCTGTAACGCATCGAACGCATCACTTGGAATTACTGTGAATTTTCCCATTTTTTCCCTCCTTAATTAATATGCTGTTAAATATTCTGCTTGTATATTGATATATATTCTCTTAATACTATCATCGTCTGGGTCGTCTATTCTTTGCGAAAAAGGTTTCCCTCCGCTTAAATAGATATAGCCCCCACCCTCAATAGGTAGTGACACAAACCCTTTACCTTTTATTCTTCTTGCGATAGTTTCGGATAAATCAGTTACGCCTTGCCATGAATTAGAACGATACCACAAATCAGCGTGTAGACTAACCACACCGCCTAGTGAATCAGTTACCACATTATAAGTAATACGTGGAAATGTGGCATCATCGGGTACTGTTGTTTCATCATAGGCTTTTAAACCAAAACTATTCCAAAAGCTAATCAATGCCTTTTCTTTCTCACTACTCATTGCTTGGTATCTCCCATTCTTCACAAGTAACAACCCTCATATCTAGTATTGCGCTATCGGGGGTCTTGTTGTCGTCACCATCAGAAGTCACACGAAAGATTTTTCCATCCCTATTACGTCTAAACACATCATGGAACTGTAGATTTACATTCTTGCGTGTTGTTGCCGTATATAAGGATTTAACGCCCTGCTTTTCTGCCAGTCTAGCCTCAGTAGATGTATTTAATGTTGTGGCGCACATAAAATTTGCTCCATCAACATACACTTTCTTCGTGCCACCTAGTCCATCATCTACAGACGTTTTATCTATCATTGTGCAACTTTCCATTGCTGAATCTAACAAACTCATTTTATCCAATCTTTCTATAGGCTTTTAGCCTATCTCCAAACACATCTCTCCACGTATATGCCCCTTGTGAACCATCTTTTTTACTGCTAGTTCCTTTGGAGTATGAATAACCACCAAACGACTCGCTATTTAGTGGGTTTTGTAAAACATTTTTGTTGTTTTCCTCCCACTCCGTAGCCTCGTTTAGTACGTCTAAAACGTCTTTTGGCACTCTCATAGTGATAATTGTACCTCTAAACGTTTCATCAGCTAAATCCGTGCTTATGTGCTTGTATATACCATCATTGAATACAGAACCCTCAATCATGTAGTATTGATTTTCCTGTATATCAACATTAGATAAATCTATGCTACCATCTGTGATAGCATATTCACCCTCAAAATATTCATATTCAAAGTAATTATGTATGTAATCACAGATTTCTTTTAATTGCATATTTTACCTCTTTGTTTTGCCCCTGCCTTTTTTCTTGGTTTCCGCTTTAACATCCTCTTCTGTCACTGCATCATCAGAAAATGGCATATCCTCTATTTCTTCAATAACTGGTTTTCCACGCTTATTGTCTGAACCTTTTAATTCTTCAATTCTTGCAAGTGATGGCTTTAAGCCGAGGCGAGGGTATTCATCCCCCACCTCGTACTTATAGTTGTTATCCTGCAAGTCTGTAAACATTTCTAATGCTTTGTACATCCTTGCACCTCCTTACAATTAAACGCCTGTAGGGTCAATTGTAATAGCTGAGATACCATCGATGTACTCTGCCCAAAGTGTCATTCCCATGAGTGCGAATGAATCACCCGATGCTGTTAGGTAATCACCGTTAGCGTGGAATCCAATAAGGTTTGTTTCGCCATCTGTTGTGTACACAAGACCTAACTTAGCAATATCGCTATCGCTTGGGTCTACATGATAAAGGTCGATGTTCTCTACAGCTGTTGCGTAAACCTTGCCACGCTCTACGTTTGGTGCTGAAAGGAGGAATACTGTTGAATATCCCATGAAATCCTTTACATACTGTAAACCGAACTGTGTCTGTACTGTGATGTTAGCGGCACCAACATATTCGTACACATCAAGAACATTAACGAATGCTACAACATCTGTTACGGTCTTGTTGATACGGTTAAACTTATCAATAACCATACCCTTTGCCATAGCAAGTGCCATCTGAAATGTCTTTTCTGTGCCTGTGAGTGTTCCTGTGTGTAGGAAAGTGTAGAAACGTGTTAAAACGTTGTTCTGTAACTCTACAAGGAATGCATCATCTGTTTTCTGAATTGCTACAGTTGCGCCGTACTTAACAACATCCTCTACAGGAACTGTCTTGCGGTACTTTTCAACTGTGAGGTCTGCCTTTGCCGCCTCTGTAACTGTAATATCTGTTGCAGGGATTGGCTCGCCCTTTGCAGGTGATGTAGCAAGCCCATTTGTTGCCTCTGCTGTGTATGCAACGAGTGTAGTGCCACTCTGCTTTTTAATTGTGTTCATGATACCGAGAATGTTCTTTAATGCATCCCAATTCTGAGCGAAACGAGATACAAAATCAATCTCTCTTGCTTTTACATCTGTGAATGTGTTTGCCATTTAATTTTCCTCCTTTAATTGAATAACTCGGGGTTGTTTTTGATTGCCTCTTGGCGTTTTGCTGTGTCAGTAATCTTAAAGATTTCTGCACGGCTTGAATACTTAGTGCCCAAACCGCCACTTGGTGGTGTTTCTACACCTGCGCCCTCTGTGCCTGTAGTTGTAACCAATCCGCCGTACTCGGATTTAATGTTTTCTGTGAGTTTGTCAACTCCATCTAAATTGCCGTTATCATCTAACTTCATGGTACTAAAATCTGTACCCTTAATGATTAACGGAATAAACTTATCGCTCACACCATTATCCTTTAATAACTTTGTGTACGCCTCTTTGATTGTCTCAACCTGTGCCTTGTGTTCTTCGGCTTTTTTGTACTCATCAAACGCCTTGTGTTCCTTTTCGTACTTCTCTTTCCACTGTGTGGCATCGCCTGTGCCATCTTCAACCTGTTTCTTTAGGTTGTCGTAGTCAGATTGTACTTTCTTTAGCTTTTCAGCATCTTCTTTGTAGTTGTCTCGCTGTTCCTTTAGTGCCTCTACAGTATTTGAATGCTCATCTACAATAGCGTCAACCTGTTCTGCGGTTAGACCCATACCTGTCAAAAACTTCCTCGTTAGTGCCATTTTTTAAATCTCCTTTTTACTCTACCTCGCCACAATTTCTTTTGTGTTCAAAAGTTTATAACCTCCACAATTTCTTCTGTGGATATATATATTATAATATGGCATATTGCCATTTATAACCATAAGCCGTTAAATCCTTTGACTATATAGTTATTATATAATAACTTTCTAATTAATACAATATTTTGCATATTTTAACCGCTAGTGGCTAATTTATGCATTATCTAACCATTTTCTAACTCATTTTTTAATATTCTGCTAAATTCGTCTATATGGTCTGTTATGGCAGGGCGTAAAAATCCACGTCCATTATTTGCCGCTTTCATTTTGCTAGTAGATAATTCTTGATACGGAGCGTATTCCACGTTAGAACCTATTACTACGGCATCTTCATCGTTTAAAGTTTCAAATGTAATGCTATTTTTTAATCTGCCTGTATCAACGGGCGCATTTGCTCGGGCATAGTTTGTTACTTGTGTTCCTATGGCTATTAACGCCCGTTCTATGGCATCATCTAAGTGCCGTTCTACTTCTCCACGATGGTTTTCGATGATTTTAAAGCCCATTAATGCCTCCTTTCTAGTTCCTTGTAAAACTCATTGTAGGATTGCACCGCCTTTTTAGGTGCTTTATCGGTTAGTTTGTAACAAAATTCCTTATCATCAAAATAAAACCACGCTTTGTTACTCATAAAATAAGGTTCGGTTAATGTCATTTAAAATCCCTCCTTTTCTAACCATTGTTGCATCGCTATTCCCAATTCATTTGGTGCTCCTAATTGGCTATTAGCAAATATTTCAGCAAACGCCTCGAAATCGTTTGTTCTTCCGTAACGGCTTAGGTTCTTTTCTAGGTCGAAATCTGCGTTATTTTCTTTAGCAATATCAAGTATTTCGCCCATTATTGTTTTAGCCTGTTTCTTTTCCTCTTTGTCTAATTCTTTCATTTGCAATGCAAGATTAAACGTACTATTTTTTTCTTTGAAATCATCAAAATCGAACCTATTGTGTGATATTTCTGCCTCTAATAGGTGTCCGTATTCATGGGTGATTGTATAAACGGTTAATTGTGAATCATCAAACGGCATACACCAAAATGATTTCTTTGCTTTTGTTTCTTCTGCAATATAATTATCTAATTTTTTATAAAACTTATCAGAAATACTTAACTCACTTTTTCCATCACGAAAGCCTCCTCGAGCGTATGCAAAGGCTTTTTTACTACTATTAACACTAAAATAGCTACCGTTATTTTTTATAGCTTTAAATCGTGCATTTAAGGCGTTTATTTGATTTACGTTATCAACCACCAATGTTTCATTTAGCTTTAATAATTTATCATCGTCAACATCAGTAAACATTTTCTTTAAACTTTCCGTTGCCTCTTGTTTATTTGTAACTTTCTTAACATTTGGCACAGTTTTTGTTGGTTTTGTAACCTTTTTACCGCCGTTTTTCCATCCTTCCCACTCTTGATATGACATATCTTTAATCAATACACTATCTCCGTTATCATCCCTTGCGCTACGGGTTGTATATTGTGGTGGATATTTTTTCATGTAGCTATTCATAGTGCATCTGCAATTGTAAACCATGCTAGGGTGTGCGTGTGGGTCGGCAGGGTACATGATTTTAAACCCGTCTACCTCAAATGGTTCATCTAGCGGTTTCTTTTGTCGGTCTAATAGGCGGTGTGTATCACGGGTTCGCCCATCTAACGTACAAAACCACTCCTTTTCCATTTCTAGTCCCTTTGATTGTGCATCCTTAAACCTCTCTAGCCTTCCTGCGTTCTGTGCGCTTGTAACCATTGTACGGGCGTGTGTACGCAACATGGATTTATTGCGGTTAGGAATTACCGTTGATAGCCTGTTAGCTATTTTATCCATGCTTTCGCCCTCAATAATGCCCTTTGCTACCTCATTTTTGATGCTACGGAAATTCCACTTAACATCTTTAGCCTTATCCAGCTTTTTAAATGGCAATATGTTTTTATCCTCTGCGATTATCTGCTTAACGGCGGCACTATCATACATATTAAAGCCAAAATCAACGCCTGCCCCCTGTTCCAATTGATAGGCGGCATAATTGCTATTAAATTGAAATACATCGGGGATTGTATCATTAATCATGTTAATCGCTACTTGGTTTATGTTGGTTAATGTGCTTGCAATACTTTCTTTCTTGTATTCCCATTGCTTGCCCTGGAACACCTGCCCTTTTAACCATTTCTGATAATCCTTTTGCAACTGTGGGTAATCATCCGTATTTTCCGCCGCCTTTAATTTGGCAAGCCATGTATCATTTTTCTTTTGGTACTTAGCAAAATAGACGTCCATTTTGTGTTGAACGTCTATTCCTGCCTCTTTGTATATCTTGTTTAGGCGTTTTTCAAGTTTCAAAAACTCTTTATCGGCTTGTATTACCCCTAAATCCTTTTTAGCCATTTATTATTCCTCTTCGCCCTCGTTAGGCTCATTTCCGCCACCATTGTTGGCACTATCCATAATGTCTACACGTTGTGCCATTTCTGCATCTTTTCGTGCCATAATCTGTGATACTTCGTCAACGGTAACAAATGGTAGCTTATTCAATACGGTTTCTTCATCCAAATACTCTGCCGCACTTAATACCATATCTGTTTGCTGTTGCTGATTAGAAATCCTGTTACGCTTGAATGTTGGGTTATCCTGTATACCCATAATATCAAGAATTGAATATATAAATTCTGTTACCTGTGCTTCATAATCATCGGCTTCCTCATCCATTGGCTGATACGCCGCATCTATGTGGTCATTGGTAGCACCTGCCGCAATGGTGTGTACATCCAATCCGCCGAAATCCTCGTATATTTGGCTCCTAACCGCTGTACAAAATGTTTCTCTTGCTTGATATGGTACCTCTTGTGTATGTGGTGTTGCGCTTGAATTTTCCTCATCTACCTTTGCAATGTGATGTAGCTTTAATCTTGCTCTAAATTCTGCAAGGTCTTTATCGCTCATGCCGTCTGCACCGCTTAATATCCAATATATCTGTGCTACATCATCCAAATCGTTTGCAAATCCCGAACGAACCAAATCGAATGTATCAATACCACCTTTCATGCCAACCAATGTGCTTTGGTGCAAATCTGAACCCCACAATGGCACTATAGGGAATGTATTGTAATTGCTATATTCAATACTATCTACGCCGCCCTCTTGGGTGCCTGTGGTAATCTTAATATATCCACGCTTTGGCTCTACTTCCTGTAGCCTTGAATCTTTCTTGGTCTTGCGGTATTTTGTATAGCCATCTTCCTCGTATAATACAATCATCATTGGCTTATCGGGCTTTAATTGCCAAAATCTAATACCGCCCCTTAGATTGCTTGTGTCCTCATCCCACAATGGCGCAAACTGAGTAATAGGGAAAAACACCAAATGGTCATAATTCCAAAAACCAAAATTAACACCATGGATTAACGCTTTATAGCCACCTTTTTTCAATGCAACATCAAACTTATTGCCTAAACGCTTTTTTGTTTCATCAACAACGGTCTTAGTGCCATCACTGTTGATTCTTTCCGTTTTGTGGTCTGTAAAGGATACGCCGTTACCTAGTAAATAGGTGTTGCGCTGTACATTTAGACGATGAAAGAAATTAGAGCAAATCTTATTGTTAGATGCTGTGAAATCTTCCACCTGTGCGCCCATTGTATTATACATATACTTGATATACGACATTATTGTTGTGTTTTGCTGTTTGTCGTATGCATCCGCATCTATAGCGGTTCTGTATTCATCACTCGCCTTATGCTGTGATATAGCGTTGACGATGAAATCACGCATTGCATTTTCGCCTTTATTTTTTGCCTCTAGGAAATCTTGATAGGTAATGATAATAAACACCTCCTTTAGAAATATCCATTAAGGGCACCATTGCCCATTGTTTCGTTTGATAATAGCTTTTCATAATCGCCGTTGCTTGTCAACTTAACACGCCCTAGCTTTTTGGTTTCTACAAAGTATCTTGTTGCATCCATTAAGTGGTCATTTTCCTTAACAGGGTTTTCTTTTTCATCATACACGTAACTGGATGCCTCGTTACTAAATTCTTCTATACCCTCATCAACCTTTATTACGCCTTGATATATAGCTGTATTTGTATGTCTTATGCCATCTTTAACGTTATTGTCGGCGTGACGTGTTCTGAATAGCTTACGCAACTTTAACTCAGTGATAAATGATGCCGCTGACGGGTCAATGATGGTTGTTATCTTATCGGGTGTACATAATCCCATTTCTGCCTTTGTTTTTTGTATCTCAAACAATGGTAGAACCAACTCACACACTTTATCCGCATATTGCGCATCTGTCAGCTGTACGCCTGTTTCTCGTCCACTGTAATAGTATCTGCGCCACATCCACCATATATCACCTACTTTAACCCATAGGGCACAAGCAAACGCATTTAATGTACCATAGTCGATGGATAAACAGAAATCATCCATCTTATGGAATGTCTTTTCGTTTAATACAAATGGGCACTTGCCTATTGCTTGCCTATAGTTAGGGAATATCAATCCCTCAGCCATAACCCACAATCCGAGGATAAATCTATCAAAGAATATGCCCGTAAATAATGACTTGTAACGCTTAATAGTCTTTGCCGATAACGATGGGTTATCGTCCATAGTGAAGTGAATCCTAATAAGGTTCTTTTCACTTAGCTTATCAATCCAATTCTTTTTAAAGTAATGGTTGGGGCTATCTGGGTTACAGTTAAACCAAAATTTTGAACCCTCTACCGAACAACGACCAACTGCTTGATTAACAAAACTTTCGGGCATCAATGCGACTTCATCAAAGAAAACGCCTGCAAGTGTAATACCCTGTATTAAATCTTGTGATGCCTCATCCTTACCACCGAATAGGTAGTAATCATTCGATATATCGCCTAGTGTGATTGTGATGTAATTCTCGCTACGATGCTCCGTGTATGTATAACCACGGCTTAACAATATACGCTTTAATTGCTTTAGCACGTTACGGCGCAACGAGTTTATAGTCTTGCCACACATAGCAAAGTTTTCATCACAAAATGTGTCCATAGACCACATGATGAATGAAAACGCCATAGCGGTTGTTTTACCTGCTCGGATGGAACCATCACAAATGATGCCGTCCTTGTCGGCGTATGGGCTACCATCGCACCACCATTCAAGAACCATCTTTTGTTTAAGGCTAAAGTTAGTAAATTTGAATAATGCTTTATTCTTCAACTACACCACCTGCGTCCTTAAATGTTTCCTGTGCCTGCCCCTTTAGTGCGGCTATAAATCCGTCATCCTCAAATTCAATTTTGGTTTCTACTTGGTCTGTCTGTCCTAAGTAATTCTTACCTAGAAAGATTGCCATAGCGGCGGACTTTTCCGCTAACCTAAATTGTGCCCTGCGTAATGACATTGTACCTAACGCCCTTTTTTGTGCGAAAACCTCTGAAAAAGTGGTGCCGTATGTTTCCTTACACCACGTATTCAACGTATTATCTGTTACGCCTAATATTGCGCATACTTCCTCTAATGTACATTGTAGACCGCACATTGTTTCAAATTGCCTTTGGTCTATCACTTTTTTCGGTCTGCCCATCTTCTTTTTAGGCTTGCTACTTTGCTTTGTAGCTGTCTTTTTAGTTGTTGATTTTTTCGGCGTGCTTGCCATCCATAATCACCACCTTTTTTATGTTTACTCTATTTCGCTATATGGTATCTTCTCTCCGTCACGAATTAAATACACATCTTCATCACTGCCTTTTAAGTTTATGTATCGCTGAATAATAACATCAATATAGTGTGGGTCTAATTCGCACATATAGCATTTGCGGTTTAACTGTTCACAAGCTATTAGTGTGCTACCACTACCGCCGAAAAGGTCAACCACATACTTTACAGAATTGTCCTTATCAAATTTATGGAGTATTTCTGCAAACAATTTACAAGGTTTCTGTGTCGGATGTACTCTATTTGTCTTTTCGCTTGCCATTGTAAACTGTCTTACCACGCTCCTCATATTTGCCCATGCTAATTCACAATCTGTTTGGTCAGATGCTCCGTTGTTTTTATCCCACACAATCCAACATTCAGAACTTGGTAGGCATTCGGTGTAATAGTTTGCTCCCCACCATATCTGTTTTGCATCTTTGAAATATTCCCTTGCCATATTGAAGGCATCAATAGCAACTGTATTATCATCGTCATTCATAATGTCGGTTTTGTAATGTTCGGATAATACTCCGCTTTTGCTTACAGCATTCATTCCGTATGGTGGGTCTGTAAACACCATATCAGCCTTTACTCCATCCATAAGCCTATCAATAACCGCAATATCCGTACTATCTCCACAAATAAGCCTATGCCCCCCCACTTCGTACAAATCGCCTAATTTGGCTTTTGGTTCTTCGGGTACTTCGGGAGCCTCGTCCTCTTGTATTTCGGGTTCATCCTCTACAATGCTATCCAAATCGAACCCGAACTCTGTCATATCAATATCAAAAATGTTATCTAGTTCATCACTTAACACATCATCAAGCCAACTAGACAATTCCGCTGTTTTGTTATGGGCTAATGCATACGCCCTGCGCTGTTCATCTGTGAGGTGGTCTAGGTGAATTACAGGCACTTTATCCATTTTTAGCTTTTTAGCCGCCTCTAATCTGCCGTGTCCCTCTACAATCTCATTATCAGCACCCCAAACACCTATAGGGTCACTAAATCCAAACTCTTTTATACTATTAACAATAGCCGCCACGTCCTCATCTTGGTGCTTACGTGCGTTGTGGTCATACGGCTTTAAATCCTTAATATCTAAATACTCTATTTTTAAATCATCCATTACTAAACCCCTTTCTAATGTATAAATTTCCACTAATAATTATACAATATTTCGCTATAAATAGAAAGTGGCTACTACGCTATAGTGTGGGAGAGTCCACATAGCATAATAGCCACCCTCTAAAGGTTGATTAGTAATGATTTACACCAAAGTTATTATACATTCATTTTTGCATATTTACAAATACGACTTTCCAAATATACGCCTAAAATCTTCTCTAGTGCCTAATTTAGCCTCAAAACATTCTTGTGTGTACTTCTTTAGACTATTATCCAAAGGCTTGTTAAAATGCACGCCTGCTTTTGTATCTAGGTTATGATGCTTACCACATAGATACACCCAACATCCGTATTTTTCACTTAGCTTACGATTAGCCGTATTAAAAAATACATGGTGCTTGTGCAATCCATAAGGTGTTTTACATACCCAACATTCACGCTCGTTGCTTACGATTGATTTAGTCATTTTTTACCTCAAATTCTTCACACGTTTCGTATTCTTCCGTCCACTCTGCTAAATGATCACTTAAATCATTCACGCACACAAAACCATTATCTATTTCTTCATGTTGCCAATATTTACAGTTTTTACAAATCTCGTCCATTACCATTCCTCACCACCTCTTTAATCTTTTCCAATACTTTCCATGCCTGTCGCTTTGATAGATTTTAAATCAGCGATATATTCTTCCTTTGTCAGTTTCCATTCTTCCATAATTGTTTTAACCTTTCTAAATCTGTTGTTGTCATGGTTTCTATTCCCAAATCCTTTGCCTCTTGCACGGTAGAATCAATCAATCTTGCCATTTCCTTTGAATCCATTTCGTGACTCCCTTTTATATGCCAAAATATACGGCTTGTTTTTGGGTTGCCGTCACTATCCCTGTACGGCTTCCCGTTTGGCTTATTTAACGCCACATCTTGCAAGCTGTCATAATAATACTTAAATTGTTGCTTGCCGTGTTCCGTAACGGCTAATTTTACAAGCCTGTATGCGTTGCTTTTCCAATCTGCCACAATCCAATCAACCGCCCCATTTTCTATCACGTATGCTAGATTCTGTGATAGTAATTTATCATGTACCTCTATATCGCTTATTTTCGCCCTTTCAGCGATTTTATTTATTAATACATAGAAATAGGCGTTTGCATCTTTAGACCGCTTATTTCGGTATTTATTCAAGCGTATAGCAATATCACAATCAAGCAAATCGTTTAATTCTTCGGCAGGGTATTCATTAAGGCTTAACAGGATGTTCCATTTTCCCGTCTTGAAATCCCTGTATAGGTTTTCTATCTTGCCTTTTAAATCCATAATCAATTTTCACTTTCTATTAATTTATTTAAAATCATTAGCACTGTATCTAGCCTTACAAATTCAACTTTATCTATACCCA